AACTACAACCAAAAAATATTGAGGATATAATGGCACTTATATCACTGCATAGACCGGGGCCCATGGGGTCGGGCATGGACAGGCTATACATAGATAGAAAACACGGTAGATCAGAAATAATCTATGTTCATCCTAAACTAAGGAAAGTTCTTGGCTCATCTCTTGGAATTATGTTGTATCAAGAAGATGTATTGGGTGTTGCTAGGGAACTGGCTGGCTTTTCTTCGGCGGAAGCAGACGATCTAAGAAAAGTAATAGGTAAAAAACTTATGGATAAAATAGCTTTATTCAGAGAAAAATTCGTAAAGGGATGTGAAACATATTCTGGCCTTGAAAACGGTTTAGCAAATAAAATTTATTCTGATATTGAATATTTTGGTGGTTATGGTTTTAATAGAGCTCATGCAGCCAGTTACGCAATGGTTTCTTATATTACGGCATATTTAAAAACACACTATACAGCAGAATATATGGCTGCACTAATGTCATCCGTTGTGGGAAATAAAGAAAAATTAGCTGTTTATCTCGCAGACTGTAAGAAACATAATATAGCTGTGCTTCCACCATCAATAAATAAATCTGAAAAAGACTTTAAAGTAATTGATGATAACACTATTATATTCGGACTGTCAGCCATAAATGGAGTGGGAGAATCTATAGCAGACGCGTTAATTAACTCTAGAAATATTACAAAGCCATATATTAATATTTATGATTTCTTTAGAAGAACAGACACAGCTATTTTAAAAAAGTCAACACTGGAGCATTTTGCTAAAGCTGGTGCGCTTGATGAGCTCGTGCATTTAAGCAAAGAATTTGACATTACAAGAAAGTATGAACTAGAAATCTTAGAAAAAGAAAAAGAAGAACTTGGAATTTATGTGTCCAAGCATCCGATAGAGGGAATGTGGGATTTTCTAGAGCGAGACGTTACTGCAGAAATACAAGATGTTTATGAAATGTCGGGCGGTGCAAATGTAAAGATAGGTGGAATCATTACAAATGTAAAAAAAATTATCACCAAAAAAGGTCAAAAGATGTTTAAGTTTATATTAGAAGACTTTACTGGAGAAATAGAAGTTATTGCTTTTCCCAGGGAATCTAGGAATCTTTCAGATAGTTTTTTTTCAGAGGGTGATATAGTTATAATTACTGGATCAATTAATAAAGAAAATGAAGAAGAAATGTCAGTAGTGAGAATATTTTTTAACTCTATTGATAAGATAGACGCAACGAAAGCTATTGGAACTCAATCTATAAATTTAAGTTTCAATAAAGCGCCAAGTATGGAATTAGTTCAGAAAATATATGATATAATTGAACCCATAAATGGTCCAATAAATGTTTTCTTTTCGTATATAGAGAACAATAAAAAAGTTACATTTCGATTTAAAAAAACTACTTCTTTACGAATACAAGATAAAATAAATGAACTAGTAAAGGCATGGAATTAAAATGACATTACCTGGCACATATCAAAATCCGGCCAATAAACCCTGCTGGGCATTTTGTTCATCCTGTAACAGATGTCAAGACAAGGGGCGATACAGTAAATGTGCGTCATGTAGTGGAAGATATGATCCGCGAGGTTGTATTGACGCATATTCGGATGATTATTGTGACTGTAAAAATGGCGTTCTTAGATGGCGAACACAGCAAGGCAAATTAATTGTAGTAAGATTTAAATCTAATCCGTTTAGGGGTACCGTTAAGTATGAAAAGAAGTCTCAAGACGAAAGGGACTGGGATTCATACGTTAATGATATGAGGGAAAAAATGAATGATCCTAATTTTAATCCAATAACAATATATAGGGAGTGATTTATGACTAAAGAAGAAGTTGGTAGAATGATCTTAAATGATATTACATTAATTGAATATAGAACTGAAGATAATCTTAGTTATTTTTTGCAGTCGGGAATTGTCGGCTTTTATGCCTCGTCAGCTGAACTAGCTGATCTTTATGCGCTTCTCGGCTATTACTATAACATTGATGGTATTAACAATACTATAATATCATTAAAAGACAGTGCAAACGATTGGATGGAGAATGATCATGAGTTGGCCGTATAACGAAGATGATTACATGGAAATTGGGACCACTGGCTGGATTCCAGTCGGAGAACGGATCATATGAGAATATTCATAGTGGTCATTTTATAGACGAAAATGGCGATGAATACGACGAAAATGGCATATTTGTTCGAAACGTGCAAGATGACGATGAGTATAAAAATTAAATCTATATCAGAGCTATCAGATTTTGAGCGTCTTTCGTTGACGGATTTTTCATATTCAAGAATAGATACTTACAAATCTTGTCCTTCTAAATATTTTTATAGTTATATTCAAAAAGAACCAAAACAAAAAAATGATGCGGCCTTACTTCGGAAATATAATACACTCAGTATTAGAAGACAACGTATCAAAAGAAGAAAAACTTGATTACACTAAACTTATAGAATCTTATCAAGAGCAGGCTAAAAAACAAGATCCAGATAAAATTGTTGGCGATCAACTCGTTGAGGTTGGCAACACAATACTTAATGAGTTTTTTGATCAATATGGTGATTCTACATTTGATGTTTTTGATAAAGAGTATAAATTTAATTTTATTATTGGTAGCTACTCCATTTTTGGTTATATAGATAGAATAGATATTGTTGACGATAACACATTAAAAATTATAGATTACAAAACTGGCAAATGGGAAGTCGCACAAAAAGATATAAGTAATAATTTACAACTCGGCATATATGCCCTAGCTGTATCTGGGGACTTTCCAGATAAAAATATATATGCCGAGTTATATTATTTAAGATCTGGTAGACGAAAGGGTCATTTTTTTACAAAAGAGGATTTAGAGAATGTAAAACAAAATCTTATTAAGGACATTAATAAAATTAGAGAAGATACGTTCTTTCATCCGACCAAGAACGAAAGAATGTGCATTTATTGCGACTTTGCTAAGTCGGGGATCTGCAACACTGGTGTATTTAGGTTGCGTAAAAATGCTAAATCATGATTTGAATAAATAAAAAACCTGGGGTGAGAGCCATGTTTCGACTCCCACCCCAGGCGAGGGTATTAATTAGAAACTAACGGGTTCAGCTACAGCTGCGGCCGCCAGATCAAACTCACCGAACTCCGCAACAACCGCAACTGCCTCGTCATGCGAGTAGCCCATTGTGCTGAGGTTGGTGATGATCTCTTCGTTAATTCCAATAAGGAAACTATCGATAAGAGTATCTAACTTGTTTGTCATATTATTCTCCCTAATTATTTGATTTATGGATGATTTGTAAATTATAATGGACTAGGATTAGGTTACACATATAGGATAGCAGATAAATGGCAAGAAGCAACATTCCAGAAGAATTTTTTTTGAGAATTTCTGGTCTTGAAAAACACCCTGTTTTAAATCGCCCCCTGCTCAAGAATTATACCATTGACGAGTCCATTATATCGGCAAAGCGGTGGAAAAGGCAATGTATACCAACATACAAAAACTGGTTACAGGGAAGACATAGATCTAGTTTTGAGATCTAATTGGGAAGCTAACTTTGCTAGAATACTAAAATTATATGATATAGATTTTGATTTTGAACCAACTGTTTTTCCTTTTCCTATTAAAAGAGGAACTAAAGCTTATACTCCAGATTTTTATATCAAAGAAAATAATATTTGGATTGAAATAAAAGGCTTTTTAGACGACAAGAGTAAAATAAAACTAAAAAGATTTAAGAGATATTATGAAAAAGAATTTGATAATTTATTTTTTGTGATAAGTAAGTTTAACACCGACGCAAAAATTTTTGCAGAAGAACTCGAAATCAAAAATATAATTTTTTACGAAGATATTAGATCCTTTTACGCAAACAAAATTTTGAATTGGGAAGGAAAATAATGAATTCGTATAAAGAACAATATTATAATTTGGCCGAAGAAGAGATGCAGCAGCTTATTAATGAGGCCAAAACTGGTAATCAAAAATCTCAAAAAGAATTAATAAAAGTTTTTAATAACTTTCTGACAAAATATACAATTATGTTATATCATGGGAAATATAATTTAAATGATTATGATATCAGAAGATTTACCTCTCTTTTCGTAAAAGACCCCTATGTTCGTTTTGCGTTGATGAAAAATAAATTAAACTTAGCTGGCTATAAACACGTAAATGAAGTATTGAGACGGAATTACTTATATGGCAAAAAGATATCGGCGACGAACAAGACGTTAGACAAACGGTTGATATGACATTTTTCCAATGCATTTCAAGGTATCAAAGAAAAGATTCAGAAAAAGGTCCCATACCTTTCAGTCGGGTTTCTTTATAGTTATTTCTTTTATCTTTTAAAGAAAAATGTTGACCTATTTCTAATAGATCAATTAGGTAGAAAAACATTTCCGCTATTAGCCGATGACTCGTCAGATAATATGGAAGATGAGCAAAACCAAGTAGGATTTAAAGCGCCACCAGAAGAAAGGGAAATGGAATCACTTCTTAACACAGAAGAAATAAACGAGTTTTGGATATTGGGGGAAAATTGCGCGGAACCGTTTGCCAGTTTAAGCGTTCAGGAAAGACAACTTCTTAAGTGGCGTTATGTCGATGGTCTAAGATCTAGTCAAATAAGTGAAAAAATTTCAGAACATCCTAACACGGTTAGAGAACATCTTTCTAAAACGAGAGACAAAATACTTAAGATCGTGATAGAATCTAAGATGGAGGATATCATCAATTTTATTGATCTGAAAAAGGGTTAACATGAACATTCACGCAATGCAGAAACTAAATGAACTTTTAAGAGAATTTATCGATCCACAGATTCA